GGTATGTCTATGTTACTTAGTGCAGCGAACTTAAATATAAAAACTGTCGTAAAAAATTTAGATGATTTCTTATTAAAACCTTTAGGCGAAGCATACTTCCAATGGAACATGCAGTTTTATCAGGGAGACTTGGCAGTAGAGGGCGACCTTGAGATTAAGGCAACAGGAACTTCTTCACTTATGCAAAAAGAAGTAAGGTCTCAAAGGTTAACAATGTTCTTACAAAGTGTACAGAATCCTGCGATTGCACCATTCGTTAAGATTCCAGAACTAGTAAAAGAACTAGCATATACATTAGACCTAGACCCAGAGTCAATTATTAATGACCCTAACGAAGCTGAGATATATGCGAAGATAATAGGATTACAGAATGCAAGACAACAACAAGGACCGGCAACTGGTGGAGCAAATAGTCCAGAGTCCCCAATGGAAGTCCCTGAAACAGTATCTGACCAACCAACAAAACCAGATAACTCTGGGATTGGCAATGGCACAATCGGAACAGGCGGTGTACCGCAATCAGGGGAAATGGACTTTACTGGAACAGTTAATCCGGCTTGACGAGACTAATAAGCTAAACAAACAGGATTAACATTATGTCAACAAAACCCTTACAAGGTCAAATGAAAGCATTAAAATCTGCTACAGATGAAGCACCTAAGATGGGTTTGTATGATATTAATACACCACAAAGTGTTAGAGAGGGAACACCTCTTAGATTATTTTCTCCTGAGAGAGCAAGATATTCACAAGGTGATGTTGTAGATGATAAGAAAGCATATAGTCAAGCACTAGCAGTATATAATACAATGGTAAGAGCAGGTGCTGATGATGGTGCTATAAGAGCAAGTATAGGAGATGCTATGATGAATAAAATAAAAATGAACAAAGCAAATGTAACCAAAGCTGCTACTGGTGGCTTAATGGGTGGTGACCCTAGACTTGGAAAAATTTATGAAGATGTAGGATACCAAGCTTATAAATATGGTGGACCAGTTCTTAAAATGTCAGAAGGTGATACACCTTTTCAAGCATGGTTATTAGATAGTTATGGAAAAAAAGTAGAAGATTTAAAAATGAGTGAGTATAGTTCATATTCACAAACATGGCAAAGATTACAAAATAAAAAAGCTGAAGGTGATATAGTAGAAGGTCCTATGGAAGTACCAGAACTTACACCAGAACAAGAAACAAATTTAGATATGCAAATGGAAGAAGCAATTCCTCCTATGGAAGAAGTAGAACAAGATGAAGATACTGTTTTAGATACTTCAATGTTAGATGAAGAAGAAAAAGTTTTATTAAATGAAGCAGTAGAAATGCATCCAGAATTAGAAACTATTATTCCAAAAATAGTTGCAACAGAATTTACCGGTCAAGGAGAAGTAGATGGACCGGGAACAGGAACTTCAGACGATATCCCTGCAATGTTATCAGATGGTGAGTTTGTATTTACAGCAAAAGCTACTAAGCAACTTGGTGTAGATAAACTTAGAAAACAAATGAAAACAGCAGAGGAAGAGTATGATAACAGTATGGCAGTTCAAGATTCTCAACAAGTAGAATCTGGACAACCCATGATGGCGAAAGGCGGACTATTGTCTGCTGATAAGTATAAAATATAGAACGACCCGGGCAATCACCTAGGCACTCTATATCGGCTACTTTTGCAATAATGCAAAACCCCAAACCAAGAAAGGTGATTAAAAATGGTAGATAGTAATGCGGACACTTTATTAAGTAATAAAGCTACTCCACAGAATAAAGAAACACAAGAAGCGAATCCTTATAATCAAAATAAAGATTATATAGATTATAAACAAGAGGAAGCAAATAAAAAGGAAACTTTTCAAGATGCTAACTCTATAGCAGTTAAGAAGGACCGACCTAAAGTTGTCGTTGACTCAATGCAGTCATTAGATGAACCAAAGGAAGACACTCCGGAAAAAACTGAAGACAAACCTTATAACAAGGTTGACTATAAAAAAAGATATGATGACCTCAAGAAACATTATGATGGTCGGGTAAATACTTTTAAAGCAAGAGAAGAAGAACTTCTAGCTGAAGTTAGGACTAATAGACCTAAGTATAAAGCACCAAAGAGTTCTGATGAACTTGCAGCTTTTAAAAAGGAATACCCAGATGTTTATGGTGTTGTTGAATCAGTATCACATCTTCAAGCATCCAAGGAGACAGAGGATTTAAAACAAGAGATTAATAGTCTTAAGAAATTAAATACTTCTATTAACAAGGAAAAAGCTGAAGCTAAACTAGCGAGATTACATCCAGACTTTACAGAGATTCGTGAGTCAGATGCATTTCATAGTTGGGCAGATAGTCAACCAGAAGAAATTAAGGGTTGGATTTATAGTAATAATTCTAATGCGGAATTAGCTTCTCGAGCAATTGACTTATTCAAACAGGATACCGGCAAGTCAAAATCAAAAATTGAAACTGGCGACTTAGTTGATGCTTCTCAGATGATTAAAATCAAGAACACCAAAGAAGTTGGTTATGGTTCGAAAAAGATTTGGACTCGTTCACAAATAGCGGCAATGTCGCAGTCAGAATTTGATAAGAACGAAAAAGCTATAACTGAAGCTATGACTGATGGTCGTGTCATTAATGACATGGGTAGCAGACCAAGCAGAGGTTCTGGTAATCCGACATCTTAAAAAGTTAGACCGCACATTCTCGTTAATCACTTAACAATAAAACAAAAAGGGGGAATATCATGGCGGTATTTCAAAATGCCGGTGGAGCTGCAAACAATAACTTTAATGCAGGTACATCCGGACAAACAAATGAGTTCTTCGTACCAGAAATATTTTCGAAGAAGATTCAAAACTTCTTTAGAAAGTCTTCTGTAATCGAAGCAATAACAAACACAGACTACGCAGGTGAGATTTCGGCTTTCGGTGATACAGTAAAAATCATCAAAGAGCCATCAATCACAGTTGCGGCTTATACAAGAGCAGCAAGTACTACTAAACAGTACTTAACTGACCAAGAACTATCTCTTGTAATTAACAAAGCAAATAGCTTTAAGTTTATAGTTGATGACATTGAGGAAAAACTTTCTCATGTTAACTGGGCATCTATTGGTGCATCTAGTGCAGCTTATACTCTTAAAGACACTATGGACTCTGAAGTACTTACTGCAATGTTTGCAGGAGTATCAGCTTCAGCACCAGACCACATTCTAGGTGGTGATGGTAGTGGTTCAGCAGCAGCATCTTTTACTGGTGCAAATCCTATTGATATGGGACATGCATCTGGTGAAATTACTCCTCTAGCAGTTATGGCTAGAATGGGTAGATTATTAGATGATTCTCAGATACCTGAAGATGGTAGATGGTTTGTTGCAAAACCTGAGTTCTATGAAGAACTAGCAAGTACTGATTCTAAACTAATGTCATCTGATTACAATCAAGGTGATGGTGGTGTAAGAAATGGTTTAGTTGCATCTGGTTCAATCAGAGGATTTAAAATGTATAAATCTTCTAATGTTCCTGCGGCTTCTAATGCAGGTGGTCAAGTTTTAGCGGGACATATGTCTTCTACAGCGACTGCTCAGTCAATCCTTAACATTGAAACTCTTAGAGATACTGATACTTTCGGTGATATCGTAAGAGGTCTTCATGTTTATGGAAGACAAGTTCTTAGAGATGATGCTTTAGTTAAAGCATTTTACACTATAGACTAATACTTAATATTGAGGGGGCGATTAATCTCGCCCTCTCTTTCTATAACTAAGAACACTTAATAAGGAATTAATTCATGGCAGCACCATTTCGTACATATCTTGATTTGACTAATACTATTATTAGAGAATTAAACGAAGTTGAATTAACAAGTGTTTCTTTTACAGGTGCAAAAGGAATTCAAAAATATATTAAAGATGTAGTTAACAGAGCATACTTTGATATTTGTAACGCAGAAGATAAGTGGAGTTTTTTAGCAGTCGGTGACCCATCTAATGAATATTATGGAAATGTTTCAGTTGAAACTGTTTCTGGCACAAGATGGTATAAATTCAACGCAAGTTCAAGTAGTATTACAACTGACTATGGATTTGTAGATTATGAAAATACAGTACTAACAGAAGAAGGTGTATCAGGAAAATCAGCACCTTATGAAATAAGAAACTTAACACCTATAACAACAGAATTTTGGAGAAAGCATTACGCAATATCTGAAGCACAAGATAAGAGTGATGCACAGACTTATGGTATTCCACAAAGAATTATCAGAAGTCCAAAGAACGATAAGTTTGGTTTATCACCTATACCAGATGGTAAATATAAAATTTATTTCTTTGCTTATTCTCAACCAAGTGAATTAACAGCACATGGTGATACAGTAGTATTTCCTCAACAATATACAACAGTACTATTGTCAAGAGCAAGATACTATGTACATCAATTTAAAGATAACATTAGTCAGTCTCAATTAGCTGATGCTGAGTATAAAAAAGGTTTAAGAACTATGCGTGAGCAATTGATTGAACCTTTTCCAGATAGGATGACTGACGATAGAACAAGAGTAATCTAATGGCAGAACAAGGTGTATCTGTAACTTGTGAAGGTGGATTAGATTTAGTAGGTACTACACATACTTTATTTAGAACACCGGGGGTTGCAACAGTTTTAGAAAATTATGAATCTTCTATCCATGGTGGATACAGAAGAATAAATGGTTTTACTAAATTTGGTAACAATACTCCAGATAGTACTAGTACAAACTTAGAAGGTATTCATAGTTATGCTTTAGGAGTTGTAGCTTGTCAAGGTTCTAATATTTATTATAGTGCAGATGGTACTACTTGGACACAAGTTAATAAAGATAC